TATTCGCATCATAAACATATAAAAGTCTATTATATTGATATATTTCACCATCAACAGGATTATCTGGAAAATCAATCGCCATTTAATTTATCCTTGATTTTTTGCCATAATGATTTTTTCTGTTCTAGTTTTTCAATCTTGGCATTCAATTCTTTGACACTCTCAACTAATAAACCAATCATTGCAGTGTAATTAATTGTCTTAGTACCGGTTGGGTCATTTTGTACCAAGTAAGGAATAACTTCTTCAACTTCTTGAGCAATCATACCCATAGATTGCTTATCATTTTTAATCCAATTGAAAGTAACCCCTCTTAGATTATTAGCTACATCTAAAGGGTTTGTTATGGTATTAACATCTTTCTTAAGAGTAGCATCGGAAGTTTCATATAGCGTACCTTGGATTGTAGTATCGCCTGTGGTGATTAAGTTACCATTTAATGTATAAGTACCAGCAGGACCTTCAACTAAAATTTGAGGTGAAGCTTCAACCCATTGGGAGCTGTCGCCATCATTATAATAAATGAATAGGGTGCCAATGTCAGAATCCCACCATAAGTCTCCTGCACTGGGGGAACTTGGAGCAGTTCCACTAATGATTACAGAAGACCCACCTCCGCCGCCAGCTCCCAACTCAACAACAGCTTCGGTGCCGTCATTCTTTTTAAGAAATAGCTTACCATCATAGGTATTAATTGCCAGCTCACCAAGAGCTAAGTCTGTAGTAAGCGGTATCTTTCCGGGTACCGCACTACGTTTAATTTTAATCGTACTTGCCATTAGGCTTCCTCAAATAGTGGCTATATAGCCGAGGTTATAATATAATGTATTTATTTAGTATGTGCCGCCATCTATATCGCCCCATACAGGAACACCAGCTCCACCCATTTGAAGAACTTTTCCTTCAACTCCGGCAGCCAATTTAGCTAAAGTATTAGTTGTAGATGCATATACTAAATCACCAGTAGCATAAGATGTTAATCCAGTGCCACCGTATGCTGTTCCAATAGCTGTACCGTTCCAAGTACCCGAAGTAATAGTGCCTAGAGTGGTGATAGAAGATTGACCAACATAACTTGTAGAAATATCAACAGCATTTGCGGATACACTGATTCTATTGGCTGTACCAACTACATCAATGACTCCCTCGGTTAATGTTAAACCATCACCAGCAACTCCAGATTTAAGTTGGATTGCATTTGCGCCCGAGAACTCTAAACCGCCAGTTGTTGCTAAATTTACATCAAATTCGTTACCATTTAATGATAAACCATCTCCGGCTAAGTATGTACCAGCACCAGAGAATTGTTGCCAAGAAATATTATCTGTTCCAACAGTAGTAACATCATTAATTTGCACCCAACCGGTTGAATTATATGCAGTGCCATTACTTACAAATATAAAGTCGCCGGCAACAATCTCTGCCGCCGTATCGTAATCTGTTGCTCTAGTTAATATTGTAGACGATGTTCTAATATAGATACCATTATGAGCAGCATTAGTTTCATTCTTAACTAGAATTCTATCGCCATTTTGTAATGTATATCCATCAAGAGTGGATAAACCAATCTCTAAAGTAAGAGTAGCGCCAACACCCGCTGTTCCATTATTATAGGTAACAGTACCGCCACTTAATGTGGCTAAAGTATTATTGGTTGCTGCGGCAGCACTAGCATGAACATGTAAACCTTCAGCAACAGCATCAACGTATTGTTTAGTTGCTGCATCAGATGCTTGGGTTGGTTCGCCAACGCTACTAATTCTAGCGCCACTAACATCAACAGTGCCAGTACCTTTTGGTTCCAGTTCAATGCTAATATCATCGGCTACGCCAACAGCAGAAATAGTAGTTGCATCTAATTTGATATTATCAACTGTTAATTCAGTTAGACCAGAAAATGCCGTTACAGTAGAACCTAAAGAAACTGATGTTGAACCAATAGTAACACTTGAATTTGCTAGTTGACTATTTGACACCCCAGCATTTTTAATAGATACTGCACCAGTAGTTACATCGAATGATGCTGAACTAAATGATGCAACACCCTTTGTAGAAGTAGTAGCATCGGAAGCCGATATCGTTACGGTATTATCAGTAACAGCAGTAACAATTGAAGCAGTACCAGTAAATGTTAATGTTTCGCCTGTGCTAAATGTGTCAGTACCAGTATTACCAGCAATGGTGAATGAACTTGGTGCTGGGCTTTGGAAAGCAAGAACACCAGAACCATTAGTAACTAAAATTTGACCATTAGTTCCATCAACTCTTGGTAATGTGTATGCATTAGCAATTGAAACTTTACCAGTACCGTTTGGATTAAGAACTAGGTCACCATTAGTATTTGTTGTGCTTAATGTATTACCATCTAAACGAAGATTATCAACGTCTAATTGAGTTAATCCAGCAAGAGTAGTTGATGTTCCACCTAATGATATAGTAGTTGTACCAACAGTAACACTTGAATTTGCTAGTTGGCTATTAGATACACCGGCGGTTTTAATTGTAACAGCACCAGCAGTAACATCAAATGAAGCTGTACTAAAAGAAGCAACACCAAGAACAGAAGAAGATGCTGTTGCTACAGCAAAGTCTAATTTGCCATTTGTGTCATCATATGTTACACTAATGTTAGTTTGGTCAGCGCCAGTACCTGTATACCTATTGCACNAACAAGGTNNTGGGTATATTCTGTATTGAGCGATACAGTTGTTGTTTCCAAGTTCATCATTATATGCTAAGTCAATACCATTACCGGCTGCTATAGCGCCACCAGTCACATCTTGAATAAACTCAGTAAGGGAATCGGTACCAATGAATAGGTTAGTGATTACAGTTTTACCAGTACCATCCGGGGTGATATTAATATCACCATTTTCGTTGGTAGAACTTAATGTGCTACCGTCTAATTTTAAATTATCAACATAAAACTCGTTGATTTTACTATTGGAATCAACTAAAATAGCTGAACTAGCAGTTAAAGTTCCTGCAGTATGGTCTAGTAAATCCGTAAAGTATTTACCGCCAATTACATCAATATTGGCCGCAACTCCATCGGTTTCTGTGCCGGTACCAATGTATAGTTTATTGGAATCGCTTTTCCATGAATATGCTAATTCACCGGCTGCTAATCCAGCAGGTACTCCGGTTAAACCAGACCTCTTTATTTTAATCGTTGACGCCATTTATTTACTCCTAAAAGAATCCTGCATTCATTGTTTGTTTTTCTAGTGTCCGTGTCGACACCCATTTATTTGATGCTGTATTATATACAAGAACTGAACCATCCAATTTACCTTCTGTAACTATATCTACATCAGGAAGTTCACTTAANGNCGGTGCTCCTGCTATAGATGAAGTTGTGGAAGTAATTACATTTTCCCCAGACACTATAGCAGTAGTCGATGTTACGCTAGTGACACTTTCGACACCGGTACTAATAACAACCGCCGCTATCAACAAATGATTCTATACTGCTGGGCATATTACGTTCTCGTTATCTGAGGAATTAAATTTAAAACACCTTCTATTATTCTAAGCTTTTCGCCAGTATCATCTGTAATTTCAATATCATAAAGATATCTGCCAGACGGTATGTTTTCAGTGGACTCTGCATCTAGTCTAATTTTTATCCTACCTAATTCAGGGTCAATAATACTACATGGAATATCATATCCAACACTAGAGGCTGGACTTTTTCGCATTTGCCCAGCCACCGTATAAGTTGACAGATTAAGAGGGGTACCGTCAGCTGCAACAACATTTATGAATGTGCTGAAATAAGAACCTTGGTCTACAAATAAATTACTTACGGTTGCCATTTATACTCCATTTTTATATATTTATAATATAAAAATTATGCTATTGTCCAAGTGCTTTCGTTTGGTATTGTTACAGTTATACCATTATTTATTGTTATGGGACCAAATGTTCCTGCATTTTTATTTGTGGTAATGGTATAATTAGAAGATATTGTTCTACCGTTTTCCCAAAATATCTCATCGCTTCCGCCACCATTTGCTCCCGCTTTAATTCCACTTAGGAAAGTTCCATCGCCATAAAATCTAGTAGCATAAAAATAACCATCGTAGTTTAATCTAGTTGCATTAGTTGGATCAGAAGTGCCGCCGTAAAAAGAAGCATTAGTTTTTGTGGTTCCGGTATATTTTAGAAAAGAGTTAGTAGTTGTTCCAGCAGTTGTTCCAACATTACCAGAAACAGTTCCAGTCGTTAAATTTGTTGCATTCAACCCAGTAATTTGAGCACCACTTCCATTAAATACAGAAGCTGATAATACTCCAGTGTTTGGATTAAAACTTAATTTTGTTGACGATACTCTAACCGCAGATGTGCTACCGGAGGTTGCTGTTACGAGAGCAGGATAATATGTAGCGTTTGTAGTCGTGTCATTTATAATGTTAGGAGCCCCGATATTACCCCAAGCCGTGCTATACCCTTCAAATTGATTAGTTTGAGTATTAAAACGAATATATCCGGTTTGAGGAGAGGCATCGCGCTGAGCAGATGTGCCTTTGGGTAATATTGCAGAACCTGTTACTGAAGTTGACCTTACCGCATTAGCCTCATTATATGAAATCCAAACAGTTCCGTCAAATCTCCAAGTGTTGTTATTCTGTGTCCAAATATCTCCAATACTTGGGTTTGATGGAAAATTTAAATCTGACATATATTACTCCGTTACCAATACTCTATTGCGGAATTGGACGTCTTCTGTTAGGGTTACAAATGCATCACCAGTAGCATTTAGTGTTCCGCCGTTGTATGAAACCGTAGCCGTTCTTCCGCCTGACATTGTACCGCCGGCATTGGTAAGACCTATTTCAAACACTAAGGAATCGCCAGATGCAAAATTAGTGGAAGTTGGAGTTCCGCTTACATTTATTGATGCCTCAGTTGTTGGCAACTCGGTAGAAGACATTGATAAAATTAAACTAGATAACCCAGTAGTTCTAGCCCATTTATATATGCGCCACTGAACGCCAACGTTTGCGGCTGGACCACTTTCAACTCCTCGTATTCTTGCGGAAACTGAACCACTAAGAGTAAATGGTTCTAACACATTAGTTGACCAAGTGTCAATCAATATCCACGTGGAATCCGTCACAGTGGGTATTGTTAACGAAATAGCACTAGAACCTCTGTTTACATCGGCTAATTTATAGTCAGCAATAGCAATATTAAGATTGCGAGGATAAAATGTAGTTGCCATTACGAATTAAATTCGAGTGTTATAGAAAGCTGAGGAACTGTTCCAGAAACAGCTGTAACTTCAATCCATACAAACTGACCAGCCGATATAGAACCATTACTAAAAGATGTTACTGAGTTTCCAGTAGTAACACTAGTCGCTACATTAGCAGAACTTGTAACAGCAGTTCCCGTTTGAGAAACATTTGACCCCCATCTTACATTATATGTAACTGATGGTATTGATGTTCCTATTTGGTAAAACTGCGGTCAGCTTAGTTAGGGTCAAAGCATTTGTAGTATAAAANNACAACACCTTAGTATCACTTGTTGTTGGGTATGCTAAACTAACAGCCTTTTGGACCAACAGGTCCGATAGGTCCAGTAGCCCCTCCAGCTCCCGCACTTCCCGAAATTCCGGTAGCTCCAGTTGGTCCAGTAGCTCCAGTTGGTCCAGCAGAACCGTCGGGTCCAGTAGCTCCAACGGGTCCAGTAGCTCCAGTTTCTCCAATAGGACCAGGAGTGCCGATAAACGCATCAACCCACTGACCAGAATCTACGTCAACATAAAATATTTTTAAAGTTCCTGTAGAACTATCCCACCATAAACTTCCGTTTTGTGGATTTTCCGGTGGTGTAGCGGATATTTCCAAAGCAGCACTACCAACCAAAGTCCATTCAACGCCATTAAATCCTTCAAATTGATTTATATCGGTGTTAAATCTAATGTATCCAACACCAGGGGTTTCATCTCTATCTTCTTCGGAACCTGCTGGTAAAATTGCCGATTTTGTTGGGCCAGTTTGTTCTACTTTAAAATTGTTTAAATTGCTAAAATTAGAATCAAGCTCTGCAATTGTCAACGGTAGTTCTTTTATTGACCTTAATACGATTGTTGTCATTTAATATCCTTTATTGAACCATCATAACCATAACAACATCTGATGCTGTATATTGTTGATTTCCACCGCCCGGATCACAAACTGTTATGTTTAATTCCGTAGAAGTGGAAGAGTTATATGTGATTACATGATCATTATCTGAAGCCATACCAGAGCATATAAAATGGCTATTTGTAAAAACACCATTATTAATAACTATTCTAAACCTCCCTGTGGCAGTTCTTACTACAGAACTTACATTTTTGCTAGAAAGTATTAGTGGAGAACTTTGATTTCTATCTAAAAATTTAACCCAAGCTTCTCTTCTTAAAATACCTGAAACTGAACCACCTAATGGGACGGAAGTTCCATCAATTGTAATTGACGAATTCTGTAATGATGAGTTGGGAATAGATGTTACTTTAGTTCCTGCTAACCCTGTTATCCATGATGGATTATTATAGGATCCATTGGTATAAACACCGTTAGTTACTGTAGCAGCATTACCAAATAAATTACCGGTTACGTTTCCTGTAACATTTCCGGTTAGATTGCCGGTGAAACTTGCTGTTACTCTACCAGCAGAAAAATCACCAGAAGAATCTCTTTTAACTAATGTATTTACTGTGTTTGAAGAAGTCCCAGTATCAAATACCAATGAACCACCTAAAGATATTGGAGTTCCATTTACAGTAATAGATGAATTTTGTAAGGATGAATTTGGTATACTTGTTACTTTAGTTCCAGCCAATGATGTAATCCATGAAGGATTATTATAGGATCCAGTGGTATAAACACCATTAGTAACAGTAGCAGCATTACCAAATAGATTACCAGTTACATTACCTGTTAAATTGGAAGTAATTCTACCAGCCGCAAAATTACCACTACCATCGCGCAAAGCTAAAGTATTAGGTACATTTTCAGTTGATGTATTAGGAACAGTAATTGGATTAACAACAGTAGCCGAACCGCCTAATGCAACAGTAACTCCATTGATAGTAACTGTATTATTATTCAGAGAAGAGTTTGGTATGCCAGTGACCTTAGTTCCAGCCAAGCCAGTCAACCAAGATGGGTTATTATATGAACCAGTAGTATAAACCCCATTATCAACTTCAGTTGCAATAGCGGCTCTACCGTTAAGTGTTGCCGTTATTGTTCCTGCCGAAAAATTACCATTGCTATCTCTAGAAACTATTGTAGAATTTGTATTATTACTTGTTGCATTTGAAACTACTGTTGGATTTCCACCAACCCCATCTGAATTATTAACTGAAATACCAACGCCAGAAACTTGTAATGTTCTAACTAAAGTGGAGTCATTTCCATTTTTAACAACTAATCCAGTACCGTTAGGTGCAATCAAAGCCGATAGATTCGATCTGGCTTGAACAGCATTAAACCCACCAGTTCCGCCATTGAAAATTGGTAATACGTCTCTAACGCCAGCGGATAATGAAACGTCAGTTATAGTGTTTTGAAACCCACTTATACTTTTATTACTAATCGTTTGAGAATTAGTATTAGTTAATACAGAAGCCCCAATATCAATAACGGGATTACCACCAATCCCATCGGCATTAGTAATAACAATGTTTTCAGACCCAGCCAAAAACACTCTGGGCGTTATAACGTTTTCATTAATAAAGAGAGCACCATTTGAGGTTACATCGGATAATGATGTTAATCTTGGGTGGGCATCTTGTTTTAAAGATATAGAATTTTCTAAATCTTCTCTTAGTTGGGGTATAGAAACGTTGATAACATTATTAAGTCCGCCTCGGATTAGATTAACTTCATCATCTAAATAAATGAAGTTATTATCTAATTCTTCGTTAGTTAATGCAGAACCTTTTTGAAGTCTCAGTATTAATGGCATATGTTATAACCTAAATAAAATCTGTTATTGTTCTTATACCGTAAATAATTGGTATAATACTGTTGTTGGTGGACCTCATGACAAGTTTCACATCAAACACCGTAAAGTTATCAATTGAATCGTAAATATACATCCATTCATTTGTCACAGATTTGTTTCTGCTATTTATGAACTGAGAACCAAATACGCCATTTATAGGAACCCATTCCCACTCTCTATCAATATGTGTTTCAACGTCAGTTGAAGTTCTAATATAGGCATCAATAGCTGCGGGTGCAGGGGAATTACCAGTCACAAATAGTGTTATTCTATTTGTCGGTTGACTCAATATATTTATTAACACTTTTATATTTAGCTGAGGCTTTACCTTTACCGGGCAATACTTCACTATTTTGCAATGGGTCATTAAAGTCTTCTTCAGCTGCACTTAAAGATTCAAGTAACTCGGAAATCTCATTGTTTTGATTATCAATCTTGTAAGAACGAGTCATCAATGACATACCATTAATATCAACAATTGGAGATATATCTTTGTTGTTAGATTTCAATTGAATGTTAACAACTGCACTTGGATTAGCACTTAATTCCGTCGAGTGTAATGTTTCATTTCTCGGAGAAGCTATCATTCTCGGTTCATCGAATGAGTAGAAAGTGCCATCTCGTTGAATTTCTTCAAAGCCAACAAACGCATATGGAGTTTCTACACCTGCGGTAGATTGACCCGTAGCCAAACTAATTCTTTCAACAATTTCAGTTTGATCAAACTCTGTTCCAAGATAATCAATCATAACTTCGTTTACTGGAATATTAGTATAAACCGTAAACGAAGTATCTGAAACTATACCCGGAGGAATTGGTTGAATAAATCCATATCTAGCAGTTTGAATAGTAGATGGAGATTCCGTATCTTCATTGATAAATGGTTCAGATTCTATTAGTTGAATCTCCATAGGCATAACAGCCGGAACATTATTAATCAAACTAAAGATATCTCTAGTTCTAATGCTACCACTTCTAGATGCGTTATTACCGGTAGTAGTGATTCTAACGTGGTCTTCATCCAACACCACAACATCAAATACGCCCTGTAAATCTGAAGCAAGAATGTTATTAAAAGCGTTTTCTGGAATTGGAGTAACTATACCTTCAATATAAATCTTATCGCCAGATTTCAAACTATGCATAGGTAGCCTGATTTCAACTACTTTACTATCTTTTATGGTTGTTATAAAAGATAGCGGCAAGGTTTGGGAAGTGTTATAGTAGTTATTTGTTGCACTATTCTTTTGAGGTCTAAACACTAAGTTGGAAGTAAATCCAGTTTTAAATGACGCAATATTCAAATCGAACTTTATGTCTTCATATGAATCAGGAATCCAAGTAACATCATTTTCTGATTTAAACAATGTTCCGGAAAATGGTTGTTCTGAAATTACTTCATTAGTAATAGTATCCAATTCTCCCATTCTTGAGCACCATGCATTATAGCCCATAGACGTAGATTTTAAAACGAAGCAATAATCAGTTGATGGCTTCAGAAATATTGGATGGTCAAATCTAAATATGGTTGGTACAGATGCATTAAAACTTTGTTCTGTAACATATCCCGGCAGAATTACAGATCCACCTGGTAATATATTGGAGCCCGGCAATCCATTTACCATTTCACGTAATTCAAGTATAACAGAAGAAGATNGGTCTAACNGTTTCTAAAGTAAACTCCTATACTTGTTATAAACATTCCATTTGGATAATCTGCGGCAATCAACAAAAAATGACTGCGCTAGAGGGTCAACTCGTTTTGGCATCTTAAAGCCAAATACAACTGGGCATGCCGTATTCCCAATACGAGTCCATTGTTTCGTTATAGTTACAACATCGGTAGACAAAAGACCTGATGGTTTAAAATTAGTTATATCGGGTAGGTCAGTAGCAATGTTAGTTACCTTCGGACCAACCCATTCTTGTCTGTATATTTGAGTGGTAGAAGAATTTGCTCTGAAACTAAATGTGTGTCTAAACTTATTAATACTGAATCCAATTGGAACAGTAGAAATATAAGTGATAGTTCCGGGCAATACAACTGCTCCGCCAACTAATGGTTTAGGGTCAGACGGTGGAGTTGAGTTTTGCGAATCAACTGTAAATGTTCTTTGTGAAGAAGATTTTATTTCATATTCAAAAAACCAAGTTTCGCAGACAGTAACTTCAGGTGGATTAACAATTGGCTCGCCAGTCAAAGAATCTTTTGGCGGCAATACCGGTGGTATAGTAGGAGTTGGGTCAACTACACTATCTTCTGTTAATTGAGTTTGTTGACTTTTTAATACGCCATTAGCTTGATATATGGATTCAGCAGAACCATAAATCGGATCAGCAATTACAGAATCCCCTTGCTGTCTAACATTATCCACAAGTTTAAAAATATGACTACCGCAAACAAATGTATTTCCGGGAATATAAAAATTGCCTATTATTGAGCCAAGAGAATCCGTAAAAATAGTACTTGATTGTACATTATCTTCAGTGGAACAAAAGTCGCCGACAAACGTATTATCAAAAAACGGATAATATCTAGTGTTTGGTTTTAATCCTTCGGCCTTAAAAGTAACTGTTTTGGGGCGGATAAAGGTATAAGCGGTTTCTCCTATAACCCAAACATTCGTAGTAAACGAACTGGTTTCGGTTGTTGAGGTTTCAGTCTGTACAGTTGTTAATTGAACACTACCTGTATTATTTCCATAAATGGTTGTCATATTACTATTACCTTTTTATACTTACCAGTCTCTCGGCGGTTTTTGGTCAAAATGTGCTCCTGCCATTAAATATTCTTTAACGCCAACATCATCGAACTTTTTATTTATTAGCGATAAAGCATAGGTTCCATCGATACCCCTACTCTTCAACACCGGACTTAAATGACGGTCACTGTTTACTCTACCAGTAACGCCCTGATTAGTTACCCAATCAAATGTTATACAGTGTTTACCGCCGTTACTATCTGGACCCCAATTAGCCCTAAGATTATTAATTTCCGTAACTATATGGTCACCCGGAGGAGATGGTAACAATGGCGGCGGAATAGTTTCAACTGGAGGTGGCAGTATAGATTGCTCAACGATAGTTTCTTCATTTGTAATTTGAGTTACTTCAGTAGTTTCGCTAGTGATTGTAGTTGTATTATTAACTGTAGCCGAAATTTGAACTGTAACATCAATCCAATTATCAACAGATGGATTTAAAGTAAGTTTACCATTCCAATTAATTGTATTAAAGGGATTTAAGTTATTTGAACGGGAAGCCACAGTATTACCAAACGCTCTAACTTCTGTGTATGGTAATGTTAAAGCAGAACCGCTTTGTTGCCATGTTGATTTATTTAGATTATCATCCAACTCAAGATTAACAACTCTGGTTACAGTTCCGGGAGCAACATATGCTCGGTCATATACAGTACACTGAAAATCATCATCGTCATATGATTGAAGCATAGGATTAGCAAAGTTTTCATTCCAGTAACCATATTGCGAAGTTGTAAGACCTTCAGTTTCAGCATCCCTAATAGCATCTTCTAAGTCTCTATTAAGAGCAAGCGAGGTGTAATATTCTGTTCGGTCTATTCTATTCTTAATTTGATGAATATCCAACATCTTATATACAGGATTGTCAAACTTAAATGTATTAATATCTCTAATACTTACCGTATACGGAGACATATACAAATATGTCAATGGCATCTTAAATTCATTGCGACGGAGATTAACTGCCTCTGTTAAATTAGAAATCTCTTTATAATTTACCTTTAACAAATCTTTTTCACGTTCAATATAAACCATTACTTGTTTTGGTTTAAATTTTACATATTGATATCCAAAACGAGAGGAATCTTTAGGAAATGTAAACGTTTTAGCGCCAGCAGAAGTATCTGCTATACTCAATGCAGAAGTATTAAGCCCGATATAATAGATACCATTGTAATCAGCATCTGCTGAAATTGCCAAATCTGTTTCTGGGTCAAGCAGCTCAATCTCAGTGTCGCCAGTAGCAACATTTAATCTAATTCCGCCTATTTTAATTTTGGCGCCGCTTAATATTCCCGGTCCAACCGCAAACTTTTCTGCACCTTCGTCAAAACAAACGCATCGGCCAGATAAATTTAGATTTTTCAATCGCAGTATATTAGAACCTAATGAAATTGATGCAACATTCTTAAAGAAGTAATTAGATGGTCTTGTTCTAAAGTCAATATATCTTCTTGTCTCAATTACATTCTTTTGAACATCAACTACATTTTCAATCTTACCAATATAAGACAAGTCGGAACTATTTCTATCGCCGTAACTATCTACAGAAATATAACCGCCATTACCAACAACATAATGTTGATATCTTACACTAATTTGATTTTGCGGAGGAGTTGCATTTTTCTTCAATTTTACTGAACCAGCACCCAATAAAAATGGAGTGTTACCACTATTAAACGAATATCTAGAAGTAATATCTAAGTCATTATTAATGTCTGGAGGTAAAGCAACAACGCCATCAGAATCCAAGAACGTTCCGGGGTCTACTTCCATAACAACTGTAAATTGTAATTCGTTTAAAGAGTTAACTCTAAATTGTCCATTGTAACCTGAATAAAATAAACCATCTTCGTTATTAACGGATTTAACGTTGCGAACAACTATTATATCATTAACAACTAAGTTGTGGGGAGCTTCTGTTGTATACGTTGCTAATTCCAAACTTTCAGACCACTCGGCCTCTTCAATGGCTAACGATTTACCGTCTACAATCTTAGTTACAGTAACAACATCTTGATGACGTAATGGCATCCATGAAGAACTAGGTAATGGTATTACAATACCGGCAGTTTCTGTTACTAATGTTTTCGAAGCTTCAGTTACATTATTTCTAATAACTGTGCTATAAATAACAACAGTTTTATCAACCATAGCACTACCAATTGGAACCTCTAATTGATAACGTTTGTTTGCGTCAATAACACTAATGATATTAGTTAAATCTAAAGATTGCTCAAATCCATCATCAACAACAAACCCAAAATAACTTGTTGGGGATACTGGCGAGAAAACGTCATCGCCCGGTAATGGTGATGCTATTTGATAGATTCCTGGGTCGGAAATAGTGTAAACATCACGTCTAATTACAGAATATGATGTTATGTTTTCATCTTCATCGTTGTATAAAGTTTTAATTGTGTCTTTATCAACTTCAATCATTGGAACAAAGTTGGTGGTATAATTAGTTACAAAATATAATCTAACATTACCAACTGCGCCAGTATCTGCATCTTTAACTACATCAACCGATGGTACCTTGTTGATGGTATCTTTAATTACATATGCTACATTATTAACATAAGAATATATTTTACCTGATTGCGGTAAACCGGAAGCGGATTCTATTTGCGAATCTGCTAGGAAAGTTCCATTAACGCTACCTAGTCTTAGCTCGTGAAGAACCGCTGTACCTTCACCTGAAATAATTCCTGTGATACCGCCAATATCTTCAAATACATAACCCTTTTCCAAGCTAATATAATCAAAGAACACCTTATATACATCACTGACGCCATAAGTTCCAAATGCATATTCAATATGTTTAAATATACCATGGCCAATTACAGTTTCGCCTGGAGCTCCGGGTTCTACATTTATAAATTGAACTAATGAATTTTCCTGTGGGATTTCTTTTAATATGTCGCCACCAGCAATATAAAAATACGGAAGGTCGCTTGTATATTTTACAACAGGAGCCATTTCCTGTTGGAATTCTTCGGTTCTTGGTTTCTGAATAGCTATATTAACATTAGATATTTGGTCATATTCATAACCGCCAAGATAACATCTACCGCGACTCACGTCCACCCAAACATAATCATCATCTGGTGACTGAGATATAGAAGTTCCCAAACCCGAAACTATAAAATTACCATTGGCATCATAGGTGCGACGAGCTAATGTTTTCATTAACTCTGCATATTCCGTTTTATTGTTTAAATAGATTATTTCATTATTTTTAATTTCCATCATCTTAATGAAATATTCATAATCTATATCGGTATTAGAATCTATTCTTTGCAGTTTTAATTCTATTTTATATCTGTCAGCACCCGGAGCGTATTGGTTCGGTGTACCGTTTGCATTATCCAATAATGATTCATCATCATCCGATGTAACTATAGTTTCAACGACTTGTAATCCAACTACACAGTTTGTTGTAACAGAATTATCAACTTCAATTATCACTGATTGACGGAAACAATCAACAAATATTTCTCTTGTGTAAAAGGTGCCATCCGATATAGTTGCGACTTTACCTATAGTTGAGTCCAACAGTAGAATCAACCGTAAATACAATTAAAGAGCGGTCCACTGTTCGTAGTTGCTCGCCTTGATTAAAGACTGCACGACCATCTGCTTGAGTCTTAAAGTATTTAATATATAAAGCAGCAGGAGTTCCATTAGCCGCTTGTTTGTATCCAAGAACAACGGCAGTGATATAACCATCTAATGTTGAATCTACTGTAGGATCAAATGAAGTTGCATTAGTGATTGTTTTACCGACCAGAGTTGATACATCCGGAATGTCCGAAATAGAAACAATGTCAGCAGTATTAATAAGATAAACGCCACCCGGTATTACAATGGAATTTTTCTTAAAGATATGATTTCCCACTGCAGAAATTTGATTCTGGAAAATCGACTGTACTTGATTAAGTTCTCTAGCCTGAACTGCCAATCCCGGTTTATATAAAACCTTATAGAAGTTCTTTTGCGGGTCGAAATCATCAAAATATGGTCCGGTGTTAAATTTTCTCGCCATTATATTACCTTATAATTTAATAACTGTTTTAAGAGCAAGGGTCTGTTCTTCTGTTGGTTGGAATGAATTTCTGTTGTCAACGAATAACATATCACCTGAATATTTATTAATATCAGGAGGGGTCACTGTAGAAATAATTGCCTGTCTATTATCCCCATAACTTAAGGTAGTACCCGAAGTTGGATCTTTATTGTCAATAGATTGAACCAATAAAGAAACTAAACCAGATGGTTCTTCTGCAGGTTTTGCAACAACTCTGTATTCGTTATTTTGAGTATCAAACAAGGACATGTCTTCTTCAATATTTTGATAAACAAAATCACCCGTGATTGCAAAACAAGTTGAACCCGAAAACCCGTTAAACCTAGCAAAAGATAAGTATTCTTGAGGATTCTTAATAATACCCAATTGTCTGTAATCATTATTAACAACAAATCCGAGATTTCTATCTAGTGCAATACTAGTTGATAAAGAAATATCAGTTGCAAATAATTCTTTAATGGCATTTTTACCATGACCTTCTGATGGCGATATAATAGCTCTAGCATATGCTGGTGTTGCTAAATCATTACCAGAAATAACCACTTCTGCTTTACTATAACCAAACCCAGAATTTGTCACTACAATTTTTTTAATAATGCCTTGTTCAATTACTGCTTCGGCTTCACATCCGGTACCATCACCTTCAATGGTAATATTTGCAAAAACATAATTAAGCCCCGAACTTAACATTTCAATTGCTTCAATAGAACCAGGAACCGCAAGCAATTCAGTATTAGCTTGTCTAGTATTTAAATCTCCAACAGAAATATTTGGTTCAATGATAGCCCCAGAACCAGTTCCAAATACATTAATTTGAGCAACCGTATAATTAATTCCGGCATCATTAATTATAACATTAACTATCTGACCGTTTTCAATAACAGGAGACATCCTAGCATTTGTTTTTTCAACTAAGAATGATAATGACGCAGTTTCACCAATAAATGTTAAGGAACAAAAATCATTCTTTTCCGTTCCCTCAAGATGTGTTGGCGGTGTAAATCCTAATTGTGGATTGACTGAAATAACTCTGTACAAATTATCTTCGTACTGAACAATATCATTTAAAACAACTTCACCCTTCGCCGACCATTCAACATCAGCGCCTATTTCGTCTGATACATATTGAAGCTGACAGTTACCATTGACTTCAGTTCCTTCGGTGTGAGTTGGGGGGTCAGTACCAAGTAAAGTAAACGATACTTCATAAAAAGTATTATTATATTTAACTATATTACCTAAACTAACATTAGTATTTGCGGACCAAACTAAATCTTGTTCAAATGGCGGCTCAACAATAATTGTTGGAACGGTGGAATATCCAAAACCGTAAAATATATCAACAGAACCACTAGCTGTTTCGCCAATAAATTCTAACTCGACATCGCCATTTAATTGACTGCCATCTAAATGCGTTGGCATAGACAACCCTAGTTCTTGGCCAGTTCCGCTAGAAATAACTCTATAGAATCTAGAAAAGGCTCTAACTATATCATTTTCATTAACTAAACCAGAAACAGACCAATTTACATCATGAACAAATGGCGGGTCTACGGTTAAAACTGCGCTAGTATAGTTGGTTCCTCTATTTGAAAGAGTAAATGATGTTATCTTACCTTCGGCTGATATATTGGCAACAGCAGCTGCGCCGGTTCCATTACCCGTAATAGTTACAGTTGGCGGAAGCAAAGCATTATATCCTGCGCCCGAAGTGTCAACTAGTGCATAACCAATAATCCCACTTAATGTGGCAGATGAAACAGAAGTATCAGTTATTATAGGAGAAACATTAACGGATAATCCAATAAACTGCATAGCGGTTGTACCATTAACAACCGGAACCGAACTTGTATGAGTTGGCGGTAATGAGCTTGTAACCCCACCCTGTTTTACTTCATAGATTCTTTTTTCATATTGAACAAATTGTCCAACTAGATATAAAGTGTTAGGAGAAAATTCAACTGCAGCATATGGAGCAGAAACAATTAAGTCTGGAGCAGTTTGATAACCGGAACCAGCATTATTAACAATAGTTCCTAATATTTTATATGTATTTTCTGCAAGATGCCCGTCGCCTGTTACAATAATAGAATCACCTGGGCTATAACCAGAACCAAAATTATTAATAGTTGTAGATGTAATAGCACCTCTAGAATAATATCCAGATTTTACTGATGTTGTTACAGGTATATTTGATGGAGAGGTGAATTTATTTTGCAAAGACCCCGGAATAGTATACATAAATTTCCATATATATCCATCAGACGTCACAATAGGTTCATGCGTTGTAGTAAATGGCTTAACCGTGGATGGTACCCTATTATTATTAAATAGACATTTGTACACATTTTGGTCATTAGTTACTACATAGAATCTAGCTTGGTCTAGCGACTTAGCTCCATAATATCCAGTGTTGATTACAGATATTGAATTCACTACTCCTATAGTTCTTTTTGAAAGAGTGATAACAGTTTCTGACAAATTTGTTATGTAAGTATCCTCTTCAATACCTTCGCCCTCGACTTTCCAGCCAATACCTATTTGAGAAAGGTCAAACTGTCCAGTTAAAATATCAAAATTAGCAGTTGTTGGTTCAACATCTATACTAACCGTTTTCCCCAATTGGTCATCATACATATCAAATACAACACCAGAAGTCCAATTGTATCTTGGTATGGTGAATGCAATATCTGCAGATGATATCTTCTTAAGGAATATTATTTTTTCTCTAGTGCTATTTTCGTAAAACTTAGTTACTTGTGGACTTTCAATCTCTTCTGGCGAAGGAAACCAATCTAAAGTCTTGCCTATAAAGTAATAGTAAGAGTTTGTATTCGAAACAATTTCGTTATACAAAGCTTCAGAAAGCGCAGATTTTAATTCCGGCTTTAATAGAGAAAGAGATTCAATTGTCATTTAATTAATTTACCGTAATGATCCAAGTAACAGCCAAGGTATCTTCTTCGCCCTTGATAATAGTCGGGAATGTGGTTCGACATAACATAGTGCCGCCGGTGCTGCTGTCAAATATGCCAGCTTCTACCACATTACCAATTGCTACACCTGCCGGAAATGTTGCGCTATATGTAACTGTATTACTAGATTGAATTCCACCCTCAACAGTTAATGCAACTCTACCTAGTTGAGTACCCAAAGAAACGTCAGATAACTCCGGAGTTGTTGCACTTGCTCCAAGACCCATATGAGTCATTTGCTGAGGTGGGTCTTCGCTGTCGACCATTCTGGCCGCAATATATTGCAACCCAGTTAGTACAATCAGATTCTTAACTGTTTTTTCAAATATTAGTTTACCAGTTGAATCATAGTGTTTAAAGTTAACACTACCAGTCGGTTTAACTATTTCCTTCATGCTTCCCATTATTAGCTCCTAATTTGTAAATTCTTGTTCGTTTTCAAAGTAACCAGCTTGCCAATAAGATGGAATTGGTTCTACATAATAAGGTGGTCTATAAATACCGCTGGTTGGTGTTTCTATTGTTACTGAATCATCAATATATTTATATGAATCAAAAACGAAAGATATGTCATCACGTATAGCTGTAGGTTCAGTAAACGTTTTACCAACAACCTTAAATGATATATCATCTGATAATATGTTAGTGAAGTCGCGTAGAGCATCTTCTTTAATAATAACATTCAATGTTGGGTCGATGCTTAAGGCCAACATAAATTCATTATTTAACTCATGTATAGCAAAATGTTTAGTTCCTGTTGGATGTAAAACGTTTCTTAATACGCTTTTATATTTATCAAGAGATTCTTCAAGAGAAGTCACATATGAATAAACTTGATAGTAATATGAGTCTTGAATATATACCAAATCGCCAATTATGTTATTACTATCTTTGTAATAACCGGGATATGCACAAAACTGTCCAACTCTAAATATTATAGAAGCAAAATCTACTGAGTATATTGTATTGGGTTGTGTTTGAATTTCCGCTACAGTTTCGCCAACATATGTTAAATCCTGCATGTACTGCAATTCTGCTGAATTCACGCTGGTATAATTATGCGCAACAATAGAACCATCTTCATTTTGCGGATTAATATAATCATCGCTTAGATATGTTAATGCATTTAGTTGTATTCTAGATGACAATAAGTTAGGGTCAACCACATCAGAAGGCGATATTAAAGCATTAAAGTCTGTTTGATATCCAACACCAAAAGATATAATTTCCGCTGATACAATTCCGCCGTCATTATTGGTCGCTTTAATTTTACAAAGCGTTCCATTACCGCCTTGTGATTTTATCAAAAATACTTGACCAACTCTAAAACCTTTGCCGGGTCTTTCTACTTTTACACTAACAGTTGTATTTAAAATATCACCACGAATAGTGCCATTAATAGATTCAGCTGCTTCTACTGTTATTAATTTTGCTGCTGGCGAAAATCTAGTGACAAACAACTCAAATACATCTTCTGCTCTTGGGCGTATATTATTAACAAATACTCTATATACTTGACCTTTGGCATCTATAATATTAACTGGATTACCAACTAAGTCATTTGGATTACCTTGAGTTGGTCTAAACAAAATGGAAGTATCTTGAACCCAATTACCATTTGATGGTTTAAATACATAATCCCAAGGTTCAATAATTGTAGACGTTTTATCAAATAAAATTTTAAACAGAAAATCAAAAGACGCAGAAGAACCTTTTGCATTATACAGTTCTTTAATATGACGCAAGAATAATCTATTGTCAGTTTTTGCTGTGATGTTATATATGTCTAATTGTTTACGAAAATGCTGAATAAACTCATCAAGTGTATTATCAATATCGACTAAGGTTTCAAGTTTACCTAAGGCGTATTGTTCCTCTACCCACTCATAGTAGGCTTTGAGGAATTCAATAAAGGCTGGATACTCGGCACGTACAAATTCAGGTACTTGCTGAGGAATTAGAAATTTTGCTTTCATTAACTTCTACTTGACTTAAATGTGTAATTATTAACGTCAGATTCTACCACGAGGAGTAATTGTAGATAACTCGGGTTTAAATAGCAACTATTTGATTCTTAGCAGAAACCACATCATTTGACTGCGGTTTGATAATTAGTTTAAACACAGAATCGGAAATACCAGTGATAATTAAATCATCTATGACTATTAAACCTTTGGAATAAATCACATATCCAATATTTTTAATTAGTATTTTAGTATTACCTTCATAGTAAAACAATCTTAGTGTGCCGCGATCTTTATCTAAAACAGAAACATCGTCTATAAAAGCTACTCGAGGAACATTCAAAACATTAATTCCAGTAGAAATAATAGATTCTTCGGCGCCACCAGCATTGTAGATTGGATTGCCTATGTCAATAACATATTGAGTTAACTGGTTATAACTTGGTAATATTTCTCTGTGTATTTTAATAGTGGTAATGTTGCTTTTGATTGACTGGTCGGTTGAATCAATTAGCCCAGATAAAGTGGAAAACTTTAGTATACCGTCAAACTTATTTAAATTATCAGAATCATATTGTTGAATAGTTTGAGCAACTAAACTTTTTAATTCACTTGGCAATTTATTAGTTAGTGATTTGTCATAATAGAACGAAGTATCGTGGGCGACATAAAGATACTCTGGGTCAACTAATTTGGGATGAAGGGTTACGATTTTCCTTGACCCAATAATATCATTTAATATAATATCCTTTTCAACTTCAGAAAGAGTTTCAGATGATTCTGGTTTAATAGATATAAACACATCACCATATGACGGTGGATTATTTTGCTCGCCGCCCCAAACATTAATAGATTGAGCATTAGGATATTGCGAAAGAACAACGGTCTTATAGTCATCTAGAGTTACGCATCTATTCTGTGAAGCATATGCTCTTGGAGCATTCCATTTAATATCATCTAATGATTCTGAGCTAGTTCCGCCAAAGGCAACATCAACGGTTGTTACAAAACTTTGAGTATTGGATGCAAGAGCACCGCCATACGTAAAAGTTCTTGCTCCATTTGGTTCGTCTTGATTACCAACAATATATGTTGCAGTTACGATATTACCCGGTTCTAATGATACACCTAAAACACCATTACCAAACTCTAATTCATATATTCCACCATCTATTTCTTTTACAAAATAAACCTTAGAATCTGAATCTAAATTTATCAATCTATCATTTCTAACAAAAACTTCAAATTGAGATGATTGTGCGGTTTCTTGTACCGTAACTCTAACTGTAGATAAATCCACATTTGGATTTGGTAAAACTATAGAATTTTCACGGTCAATTATTCTACGTTGTTGAAGAACCGTTCCCTCTTTTAAAACAATATTTTGAAAGATATATTGATTGTCTTGACGATAGGCTAGATAAGAATCTACTGTATAAAATGTATAAGATTTACCATTTATCTGAGTTTGAAATACCGTAAATCTTGGAATTTCTACAAAATCTGGAGCATCAAGTTGGTTGTTAATAAAAGTTACATTAACAACAGCCGTTGCGCTCTTAGCAGATTGAGGTACATATCCCAATTCCTTAGCTTTGGAAACAACGGAAGAACGTTTGGAAGCTGAATCCAAAAATGCTTCATTGATTGCTAAGTTTTGATATAAAGCATTGTAGTGAGTATTATACGCAAGCACATCAAGAAGAACTGATAGACCAGAACCTTCAAAGTCATAATCAGAAAACTGGTCTTGACCTCTAAGATATTCTTTGAAATTTTCTTTGATTCTATCAAAGTCTAATTCGGTAGTATTAATTTTTCTATTTGTCGCCATTTAACGGGTTCTCTGTAATGTTAAATCTACTGTAATTGGTCGTTCAGTGTTTTTAATTTTAAAATTTATTACCACATATACAGTATGATTGTCGGGATTTAGATTAACGTCTACCCCCAGTAAAAGCACACGAGGCTCATAATTATTAATGGTGTTTATAATAGCCCGATGAAGCATTGCCTTTAATAAAGGACTAAATGGTTCAAATAGCAATCCTGTCACCTGAGAACCTATTTCTGGATGAAATAGACGCTCATAGTGGTTGGTCATGATTAGATTTTTAATTGATTGCTTAATTGCATTTTCGTCGTATTTTTTATATACATCGCCCGTTACCGGATTGGCAATAAAGTTTAAATCTAAATCAGTAAATGTTCTTGTTTGTCTAGTAGCCATTATTATATTTATAATTGTTTTTTAGAATTAGTTCTTTCTATTTCCATTAAATATTGTAGCCTATCAGTCCAAGATGATATATCATTATGTTCATCTTCAGTATGAGGACCTTCCGATATTTCGGGAATGAACTCTATAACATGCTGCAAGTCTAATGGAATATCATCATATTCAGTATAGGTTTCCAATACATTGTTTCTCATTATGACAAATTTGTGAGCCATTTAACCACCAATGAAAACGTTTGGTGAACCAGCAGCAACCGCAGTACACCCAGCTATTGCATCGCCTACTCTTCCGGCACCTTTACCATTTATAAAGACGGTAGTTGAACCAATTGCAATTGGAGATGCGTGCGATGGGCATGGGTCGCCTGGTAACTTATGTGTCGTATTAGGGTCGCCTTGTCTAGACAATGCTATTCCATTTACAAACACATTTGAGGAACCTACTGCTCTAACCGAAGCTGAACAGTGCGGCACATCTGCGTCGCCCACTCTAGCTGCTGCTGGCATTATACATTACCTCCGCTTGCCAAATATCTCTTAACATTTTCACCTCTATCAACCGCATATCTTACTGCTGTTATATTAGCATTATTATTATGATTAACTTTGCAAGACCAATTATATGTTGAAGTTACCCAATCGCCAGCAGGAACTGCCGGTGTTGTAACTCCATCCACTGTGCTCGAGGGAACGGCAGAGGTTCTTTCTCTCGCCTGAACCGCAAACGTCAATGTTAAAAATGTTGGAGGCGATTCTACTTTATGTACTGCATAAAACACTTCCGGTAAATCAATTGGTTTTGCAACTTGATTATCATATTTATATGTCATATTTGAATTGACAATTCCCTCTTCTGTATTATATGTTGTACGTCTAGAAAACCAAGTATCAAATAATCCAGAAAAAGTAAAAGTATTTGTGGCCCATGTTACTGTTAATCCGGTTAAGGGTAATACCAAAGGCGAAGCTGGTTCCGATTCAATAACCGACCACGTGACTCCTATAACCTCAGAATCAAACCCGCTATTATTTAACTGAACAGAAGTTCCAGATGTTCCTACGCCCTCTTCAAATATTAAAGTATTGGTTGGCGGAACAAAGTTACTCATGCTAGTAAGATAAACCCTTGACCATAGGTCTTATGGTTATTCATAGTGAATCTTTGTTTTCTATTAGTTCCGGGACCAAATGTAGTTTTACCATCACCACGGAAACCAGTATGAATCCAAGTTGAATTTTGACCTTCATACTCCAATATTAATTGGTCATATGGCACAAGTTTATCAAGTTGTTGTATCAACTCATGGTGTAGTGCTTTTCTTTCACGACCACCAATTAGAGCTATATCTACCGCTCTACCTTTAGCATGGTCAGAAGAACTTGTTCCCATACGATATCCCGAAGATATTTTCCATTTTCTGCCATATCCTTGAATACCATCTGGAAGAACCGTTAGATATTTTTCAAGAATATTTTCGCATAAAGCGGAAAGGTTTGCTACAATCTGCTGTTTTGTCAATCCATTCTGATTTACCAGTTTATGCCTTGCATTAAATCCGCCATCAAACATCATACCGAGGGTGAAGTGTTGAGATAATTTAAAGTCGGCAGTGAATACTTCTGTCGCAAGTATTTGTGCTTAGTCTTAGAACTTGGTATAATATCGCCTGTTCCGCCAGTTCCAGACACCTTTTCAGATTCGTATAGTATTAGACTTACCTTCTTGCGAAGTTCTTTCTTCATTGTATTTAATGCTGACTTGTGTTCTTCCATCTTCTGGCAATTCATACATAAACTTTTCTTCGCCAAGTAAAGGCGGTGCGGATAGTGGCTGAATGATTGGTCTAACCGGAATACCCAATGGCGGCGGCACCATACCATACACTAAAGCTTTAACTGCTGGAATTGCATTTTTAGAATTAACGCCGGCCTTCGATGTGCCCGAATTAATATTAACAACTGTGCCATCGGCTTCAATATTGCCATCAGCCTTAATATGCGTTGACGAGCCAGAAGTTAAAAATTGATTCTTTGACGCCTTAATGTTAGTATTAGCCAAAAGATAATATATGTAAATCCTGATTTGCTTTTATATGAGTTTGCTTTAATGATAATGCATATAAAGACTCAGTTGTTCTAATGTGGGCATTTTTCTTGGATTCAATGAACATGTCGAGGTCAGACTCAACATGAACCTGTTTAGTTGAGGTCAATATATAAATTGTCTTCGGTAGTTAATATATTACCTTTCTTACGCGACTGAAGATTCATTGTGCCATTAGCCCACATTGAAAAGTTTCCTTCAACCGCAATATTCATATCTCTGGCAACGCCAATATCAAAATTACCACCAACCTTCATTTCGGCTGAACCAGCAACTTCAATATTTGCGTCTGACCGACAGAAAATGTTTATATTACCCGTGACGGTTACGTTTGCGTCTCCTGATATGGATATATAACCATTTCTATCGTATATGACATAGCCGTCGCCAACAATCTTGGTCACCTTAGTTCCATTCGAATCAACTTCCTCAAATGTTCCAGAACGATGATATGTATGAGTTCTTTCATACCCCGGAGTATCATCCCATTCCTGTATATGACCCGACTCAGTTTCCATAACTCTATTATATGGATATTTTGCCCCATACGGAACATTTGGTTGGTCCCAAGTTAATCCATTCATGGCAATAGGAACAGCTAAAGTTCTTTGTGATTCTTTTAATGGAACTACTGTCTCATTAATAACTCCTCTAGCAAGTCTATTAATTTCAGACTCATTCATATATCTTTTTAGAGGATATTTGTGATGTGGGTCAACAAATCCGTAGTTGTCGGGCAATCCAGATTCATTACCAGACAACGAACCGTGATATGAATTTGGGCATTGTGCATTACCAGCTATCTTATCATGGTAACCAAACCCCTCGGGGGTTCTTGTGCCGTAAAAATATTCATAGTATAATAATTTGCGGTCAGCAATAGCCTTAATGTTATTTCCAACAGCCTTTTTAGCGGCGTAAAAATATCCAGGGTGAGCAGTTGGAGTTGCGCCTTTTGTTCTTTCCATTAGATAAAGAACCGCAACTTCAGCAGACACTTTAATATCAGAATTTAATAGTTCTGGATTTTTATCAATAGGATGTCCAGAAAGTCTGGCATATTTTTCATAATTAGAACGACCAGTTAATTGAATAAATCCCCGACCAAAGTATTTGCCGCCATCGCCGGGTTGACTATTGCCTAATTGTCTACCATTATTGGCAGGGTCATATACAAAATCAAAAAATTCTTCGGGTTGTCCTTTTTTACCTCTAACCCAATTACAATACTTTTCAGCAAGGTCAGGATTGCCTTTAAACGTCGATTGAAATACCGTACAAAGATAATTTGGGTCAGTGTATTGAGCAGATTCTTTTTTAGGTATCCAATCACATTCTCCACCAACAATAGCTAACAAAGCAGCCTTTTGTTCCACGGTGGTTAATTTATATTTTTCGCAAGCTGCCAACAAAGCAGCAATACCTTGTTCAGCTTTTGCTCTATTGCCTTTCCAATCGGGAGGCGGCGTTGTAGCTAAAGATGCTTTAGAACCCCCCTCGTACTTTGACATATCCTGAGTTGGAACTTGTAAAACTGGCGAAGACCCAGCATAGTTTGGTCCACCAAATACGCCACTAACGGGAGGAGTTGAAACCCTCTTTAATTTTACTAAAAATCATCTGACGTACATAAACCAACTGGTTTTTCCTGAGTAATTGAAAATATTACCAGCATTAACTTCTACGGCCTTTTCGGATGAGTAAGGACCAATTAAAATTTCTGCAAACTTTGGTTGGATTTTCTAAAGTAGCAGTTATTCCAGAAATGGAAAGTTTGTGCTCCAGACGTAGTATCACCAAAATCCAAAGAAATCGGATATACGTTGTACTTCATTTAAGCCGACCACCAATAATTCCACCAAATTCTGTTGAAATAGAACCAATAAAATTACCAATATCTGATGATATTGCGCTGATGGTTCCTTCAAGAGTAACTTGTTCAAATTCTCCGGTTATTGCACCAAACACTCCAGATATATCGCCTGATAAACTTCCAATTTGACCAGCAATTTGTTCTGCATTTGTAATTAATCCCAACAAATCGCTTGGGTCTTTTATTGATATATTTTGAATAGAATTAATAGAAGACTGAATATTATCTAAAGTGAATCCAGAAGTTTTAAATATATCCTTAAGAGATGCATCGCCATTTAATATAGTTGTTATAGCATTACCCAGTGGACCAGACTGAGATGCTAATATTTTAAATCTTCCAATAGCAGAATCTATGTTACCAGTACCAAGTAAAAGATTTTCAAAAGAGTTTTTTGCTATACCATATGTAGAACCAACTCCGCCAACTGCTCCTAATAATCCACCAACAGCTCCGGCAGATTTAGCAGTTTGCCCTAACACATTTTGAATTACGCCATATTGAGTATTGGAAGACTCAATTTGACCTTGTTGAGTAATGGCGGCTAAGGATGCATTTTGAGTGGGACCAGTTATTGGTCCAATTTGATTTGCATTTGTTTCTTCTTGGGTGGTTGGAACTTTTCTGCCAGCTGGTGTAATTTCATCTTTGAATAATGGAGTTTCTTCAAACTTATCTACGTTTACAGATACTGCTTGAGGAATACCAGCCATAGCACCAATGACAATTGGTTGTTGGTTTTCTGGCCAGTCATTAAATATAACAATAACAGTGGTGCCTTCGGCTGGCCCAATAGATGGTGTACCAGTGCCACCAGCAGCAGGTTGCATGAGCATAGCCCATGGTAAATCCGCAGTTGGTAATATTGTCTTATCATGTGTATGAAGACCAACAATACGAGCACGAACTCGACCCAACATTAACGGGTCATTTCGGTCTTCTACTATGCCAACATAAAATTGACCACCATTATTCTGTAGCATTTATATTCACCATATAAGAATCTTTAATTAATTCAATAATACATTGATGAGATTTTCTAGTAATATTATGACAGATAGCACTTATTAAATAAATACCCGACATAATCTTATCTTCGGCATCATCATCCTTTTTAAATTTGTGTAATTTTTTGGAAACTTCTAAAATACACCTTTTGGCCAAACTGTATAATCTGTTCTACCATGAACTGAGATAGTAACCTTATTTGCTTCCGCTTGACTCATCAATGCAGTTCGTTTTTAGAATAAATTTAACATTGCTGGTATCATCATATCCATCATGGGTGTTGTAACATTTTACTTTCAAACAACACTAATGATTTTGGTCTAACTATCGGATTGTTTGCCCAAAATGGATATTCATTTAAATGGTTTGATTCTGAAAATGCAGGAACATAGTTGTTATGTACATACTGTTTAGTTAGCATATCAAAATATATAATTTCTGAACCATACATACCCGTCTTTAATCTATCCATATAGTTAAAAGATTCGGTCATATTAAATTCTAGTACCCGTTGATAGTCTGCGCTGATATCACGTCTTGAACCGCCGCCCGGCAACATATCCATAGAATAGTTATCCCATATAAATCTTTGATATAATGGAGTGCCGGTGTATAATCTATCAAGCGAAGTGAAATTTAAACCAAATTTGCTTTCATAGAAAACATAGGTTGGTGAATCGCTTTCGTTTACGGCGTTGTCTGCTAAGTATTGTAGATTTTTAAGTGGCGACCAAAAATTGGAAACATACTTGGTCGAATTTTTAGTTGGTTCTATATTTAAAAATTTAGTTGATTCTAAAGCATCCGATTCCGAAAGAACTTTAGCGGCAATATCAGATACTTTCCCGGAGTAAGCCTTTGATATTTTTTTGTTCATATCAATAATAGCTTCTTTGGATATAAAATGAAGAACATANNTNAANTCACGTTCTTTCATNTTCATTCGGTCATCTAATTTGTAAATATANAANTCACCNGTAAAACCATCAGCATCATCTAAGGATGGNGTCTTNACTGATATCTTTACTANTTCTTGACCAATTANTGGAAGTANNTTAATTAATTCNTGNGCATCCTGAACAAATATCTTACCNGTNATAAAAGAACCAAATAGGTCTTCATATATTTCAAGACCCATTACTTGGGGTTTAATATCCTGTGCAAAGCCGTTGGATGTAATGATAGTGACTTCATCAATAATAACATCGCCAGCCGCAATAACTGATTCAACTTCAATACTCATATTAAATTATAGACTTAAATTGTGATAAAATTGATGTTAGTGCCGTCGGAGCTATTAACTTGATTCTCCGTTTGGCTTCATTTAAATTCTCTTCNTGTTGATAATTACTAACCGCTTCAACTTCTTCAGCTGTATAAAATGTATCTTCATCAGCAGGGTCATATGATACTATATATTCAGTGCCCTTTAGTACATAATGATGAGTTTCATTAAGTTGTTCCGGTGTATATTTTGAAGCTAGATACTCTTTAAATACATGATATGCTTTAGGGAAAGTCTTCGAGGTAATCATATCGTTGATTACATAACATTACAACCCAATGATATTGAGAAGACCCATATAGTTTGGCCGCGACTATTTCTGGAGTTTCGCCTTCTCTCATATCATACTCATCAAATAGCGTAATGTTTTCTAGTATTATTTTTCTA